GGTTGTGTACCGTCGCAGTGAGCTAGCTGCCACCATTAGACGGAGCGCGCGGACGGCCGCGTGGGAGCGCGGGCAGGCCGATGCGTGCAGCAATGCGGCGCGCTTGGTCTGGCGATAACCCAAAGCGGCGCGCAGCCTCTGCGGCCGTGCCGTGGCCCGCTGCGAGCCACTTGGCGGCCTTCTCGGCCGCCGCCGACGGGCGGCCGGCCATCAGGCGAACTCGCGCTGATCTGCGCGGTAGGCGCGATACCATCGACGCGCCTTTGCCTCGATGGTTTGTTCATCGGCCGTGATGGTGTTGCCAGAGAAGCCGCCACCTTCGCAGATCTGCTTGCCGAGCGTGCCGTACCTGCCGGCCGACTCCAGGTAGACGTATCCGCCAGAGTTTGGGACAAAAAACGTCATGTTGCCGTTTGTGCGGGTCCGGATCGTGAAGCGAGCCATTTCGTCCTCATGGTTGGCGGCTGCGACGTGCAACCGATGACTAGAGAATACCGCATGATGCGGCATTACGCAATCATTGCCATGAAAAGCCGTAATGAAAGTAGTGGATTGCAAGGCGTAAATAGATGGCATCGAATGCAGGCTGGTGGCGTACTACTACCAAGAGCAAGACGACCTCTATGAGGTTGATGATCGCTTGGACATGCTCGACTGGGAAGTTGATGGTTACGAGGTCATCTGATGGCAACCGCCCGCGAGAAAAAGAAGGTTGGGCGGCCCGCGCTGCCGCCCGAGCTAAAGCGCACCGCACGCCTAAGCATGCGGACTTATCAGGACGCGGCCGACAAGGCTGCGCGCGTGGGGACGGCAGCTGTAGAAGCAGCAATCCGGCGCATCAAGGTGCCGTCGCAGTGAGCGATCGGCCAGCATTGCTTATCCAGCGGTAATCCGTGGCAAACCGAGTCGATGCGGATGGCGTTGCCCGCCTGGGCGCGCTGCTGGACGACCCAGAGTGGCGCCTCTCGAACCTCTACAAGATCATCGTCAAGGACGAGGACGACGATTCGGGCCGCGGCTTGGTGATCCGGTTTGTGCCGAACCGCTCGCAGCGCAGACTGATGAGGCGCCTGCACTACCGGAACATCGTGCTCAAGGCGAGGCAGCTGGGCTTCACGACCCTCGTGGCAATCCTATGGCTTGACACGGCGCTGTTCTCGAAAAGCCCGATCCGCTGCGGCATCGTCGCCCATGAGCGCGAGGCGGCCGAGGCGATCTTCAGGGACAAGGTGGTCTTCGCATACGACCATCTGCCAGACGAGATCAAGGCCATGTTCCCGCTACGGTCCAAGAACAAGACCGAGATCGTCTTCGACCACAACGGCGCGTCGATCAAGGTGTCGACCTCGATGCGTTCAGGCACGATCCACCGGCTTCACGTGTCGGAGTTCGGCAAGATCTGCGCCAAGTACCCCGACAAAGCCCGCGAGGTCGTCGCCGGCTCAATCCCGGCCGTGCCTGGCAGCGGCATGGTGATCATCGAGAGCACCGCCGAGGGGCAGGACGGTTATTTTTACGACTACACCATGGCCGCCAAGGCGCTGCAGGAGAAGCGCCAGCCATTGAGCAGGAAAGACTACAAGCTGCATTTCTTCGCGTGGTGGGAGGCGCCCGAGTACACGCTGGACGTGCACTCGGTCGCCTTTTCGTCGGCCGACCTGGAGTATTTCCACAAGGTCGAGGCGCGCATCGGTCGGACGCTCACCGATGGCCAGCGCGCGTGGTACGTGTCAACCAGGCGCGTCGACTTCGCGGACGAGGCGCCGTTGATGTGGCAGGAGTACCCGAGCTACCCGGAGGAGGCGTTCCAGGTCAGTACCGAGGGCTGCTACTACGCGGTGCAGCTGGCCGCTGCGAGGCGCCAGGGGAGGGTGCGACCGCAGCTGCCGGTGGAGCGCGTCCCGGTCTGGACGTTCTGGGACCTGGGCCGCGGCGACATGACGGCGCTGTGGCTGATGCAGCGCGTAGGCCCGGAATACAGGTTCATCGGCTATTACGAGAACAGCGGCGAGGATCTCGAACACTATGCGCGGTGGCTGCAGGATCGCGGTCTGACCTACGCAGTGCACTACCTACCTCACGATGCCGAGATGAAGCGCCTGGGCCAGTCGGCTGATACGAACAAGAGCCAGAAGGAAATGCTCGAGGACCTGATGCCGGGACATACCTTTGACGTGGTACCGAGGATCACGAGCGTCCAGACCGGCATCCAGCAGGTGCGCGACGTGCTGGGTAGTTGCTGGTTCGACGAGACGGCCTGTGAGCAGGGCCTTAAGCGCCTGGCCGGGTATCGCAAGGAGTGGGACAAGCAGCGCGGGTGCTGGAAGATGTTCCCGCTGCATAACGAGGACAGCCACGGTGCGGACGCCTTCCGGCAGTTCGCCCAGAAGGTCGCTGCGGGGGAGAAGTTCGGCGCGGGTGCCTTCGTCAACCGACCCGGCGGCGTATCGGCCAGCAGTCGATGGCGCGCCAGGCGCAGAGGCGGATCGCCGATGACCGCCTGATCCTCGCACCAAGTATGGCAGCCTGCCCGGGACACACCCTAGCCCCGGGCCAGATGACAGCATCGATCGACCTTCGGAAATCCCACCTGTCGCGCTCATACGGCGACATCGTTGTCGTCTTCTCCTGGATCAACGACGAGCGCGCGCTGTTCCTCATCCCCAGGTTCCGCGCCCGAGCGCCTTGGTTCGTGGTCATGGAGCCGGCCGCGCACGAGTGGAACGACCAGGATCCGACCATGTTGATGATGGTGATCAGCCGGGCGGTCAAGGCCTGCGACGTGCTCGGCATCGAGCCGACGCCGCGCAACGCGCGCCGAATCATTGGCATCGTCAATGACGCCATCCCGGAACTGGTGCGCATGCCTTCATCGCCGCCGCCGGAGTACGCGCGCGGCAGCTTGGGCTCGCTGATCATCCGCGCCAACGGCGAGGAGATCGGCGGCGAGGAGATCCGCCAAGAAATGACGGGCGCGACGTATGGGTGATCTCGTCAGAATGAGCCGCCGAAGCGGCGAGCGCCAAGCGCTCGACGAAGGTCCGCCGGCGCGCGCTAACGAGTTGACGACCGGACGACCGCCGCACCCGCTGGACTCCAAGGAGGCGCGGGACGAACTGCGGCAACTGTTGCAGTGGTACTACTACGAGCGCGATCGCCAGGCTGCGAACCGTCTTGAAATGGCGATGGACCACGATGTTTACGACGGCATCCAGTGGTCCGAGGAGGACAAGGCGATCCTCGAGTCGCGCAACCAGATGGCGCTCGTCTACAACGAGACGGCGCCGACGATCGACTGGATCGTCGGAACGCAGCGCCGTGCGCCCGTGGACTGGCGCGTGATGCCGCGCACCGAGGACGACGTGCAGGCCGCCGAGGTCAAGACCAAAGCGCTCAAGTACGTGTCAGACGTCAACAAGATCACGTTCCACCGATCGCGCGCGTTCGCGGACGCCGCAAAGGGCGGTCTTGGATGGCTCGATGACGGTGTGCGCGACGATCCGACCAAGGAGATCATCTACTCTCGCTACGAGGACTGGCGCTGCGTTCTGCACGATTCCTCCGCATTGGATTTGATGGGCGAGGACGCCCGCTACATCTTCCGATGGCGCTGGGTCGACGAGGACGTGGCGCTGATGATGTTCCCGGACCGCGCCGACGTGATCCGCAGCGAGGTCGAGCAGTTCGCGTACCACGTCGATCCGATGGACGAGGAGGTTGACTGGCAGCCTGGCGGAGACCTGGAGCCGCAGAAGCGCAGCGGTGGCATGTACCCCTTGTCGTCTAGCTCCATGGTGGTCGACGCCAAGCGCAGGCGCGTGCGCCTGATCGAGTGCCAGTGGCGCAAGCCGGTGCCGGCGAAGTTTGTCGGGTCTGGCCCACTGCGCGGCACCTTCTTCGACCCGCGCGACAAGGCCCTGGTGCAGGCGCTAACCCAGCATGGCGGAACGATCATCGACAAGATCGCCATGCGGGTGCATGTGGCGGTGTTCACGGAGTCGGCGATGCTGGCGCGCGGGCCGTCGATGTACCGCCACAACCAGTTCAGCCTGACGCCGGTCGTGTGCTTCCGCAACGGCCGCACGCGCCAGCCATACGGATTCGTGCGTCGCATCCGTGACGTTCAGCTTGACCTTAACAAGCGCGCCAGCAAGGCGCAGTTCATGCTCAACACGAACCAGATCATCGGCGACGAGGGCGCCGTCGATGACTGGGACGAGGCGTCCGAGGAGGCGCAGAACCCGCAGGGCAAGATCGTCGTCAAGCCCGGCAAGCGTTTCGACATCCGCCGCGACACCGACGCCGCCACCGGCCAGCTGCAGCTAATGGCCATGGCCGCGCGGCAGATTCAGAAGTCCGGCGGCGTTACCGATGAGAACCTAGGCCGGCAGACGAACGCCACCAGCGGCGAGGCGATCAAGGCGCGCCAGATGCAGGGCGCCGTTGTCACGACGGAGATTTTCGACAACCTCCGCCTGTCGATTCAGACGCAGGGTCAGAAACTGCTGTCCCTGTGCGAGCAGTTCCTAACCGAGGAGCGCGTGATCCGCCTGACCGGAGCGCAGGGTCGCATCGAGTGGGTCAAGATCAACCGGCCGGAGATGCAGCCTGACGGTACGGTGCGCTACCTGGACGACATCACGGCAAGCGTGGCTGACTTCGTGGTGGCCGAGGCCGACTACGCCGGCACGCTGAGACAGGTGATGTTCGAATCCATGAACAGCCTCGCGCAGAGGCTGCCGCCAGAGATCGCGCTGCGTTTCTTGCGCATCGCATTCGAGTATTCAGATCTGCCGAACAAGCAGGAGATCGTCTACGAGTTGCGCAATATCACTGGCGAGACGGACCCGAACAAGGAAATGACGCCCGAGGAGGCGCAGGCTGCCGAGCAGCAGATGCGCGCGCAGTCCGAGCTCATGCAACTGCAACGCGAGCAGGCCATGGCCGCCCTCGAGGAGCAGCGCGGCAAGGCGCGCGAGGTCAACGCACGGGCCGAAAAAATACTGGCCGAGATTGCCACCATGGGCCAGGACAGTGGTTCTGTCGACCTGCGCATAGAGCAGGCCGTCGCCGCGGTGCGCGAGCAGAGCGCGCGCGAGATCGAGCGCCTGTCGCAGCAACTGGCCCGCGCCAACACTGACACCACAACCGCGATCCTCAAGATCAGGACCGACGCCGACACCGCGGCGGAGACGGCGCGCATCAAGGCCGACAGCGACCAGCGCATTGCCGAGATCCAGGCGGCCAACAACCGCCAACTGGATGGGCTGATGAGCCGCCTCGAAGATCTGGCCGGCACGGTGTCGGACCTCACATCCGAGCTCGCAGAGTCCAAGCGCACCATCGAGAAGATGGAGATGGCTGCGGCCGTAGCGGCGCCGGCGCCAGCCCCGGCAACCGCGGCCCCGGCGCCCGCCCCAGTGGTGCCTGCACAGCCCGTGACGGTAGTGGTTCAGCCGGCCAGCGGAGAGGCCAAGGTGTCGTTCGAGTACGGTCCGGACGGCAAGGCCAAGAGCGCCGTGCTCACGCGCGACGACGGCTCTGAACTTCGCGTATCGGTCGACAAGAAGGACGGCGGCAAGCCGGATGCGACGTGATGAACGAACAGAGCGCCGACGCCATGCCAGCCTGGAGGCACTGGCTATACCAGCTGTTCATTGCCATCGACCAGTTGGCTAATGTGCTGGTCACTCCGCTGCAGCGCGGGGCATGGGCAGACGAGACCCTGAGCGCCCGCGCTTGGCGCATGGAGCTGGCCGGCAAGCCGTGGGGCCGCATCTGGCGGCCCGTCATCGACTGGATGTTTGCCTGGCAGCGCGCCGAGGGCGGCCACTGCCAGCGCGCCTACCTGCGCGAGCGGCAGCGCATGCACCTGCCGCCGGAGCTGCGGCAGTGAAGCCGGCCACGTCATTGACGTGATCGTCATCGGCCGCGAAGCCATTTGAGGAGCCAGCCCATGCCCATCGACCAGATCGTGACCTGCACCGCGCACCTGCAGCGCACCAGCGAGACCGACCAGGTGCCCGCAGCCTGGGCTGCGGCCGAAATCCAGCGGGTGCTGATGGCGCTGCCGGAGACCGAGCGCGCATCGGCCATGCTCACCGGCTGGATGGGCGCCCGCATCGAGTACCAGCACCGGCGCAGTGACCTGGAGGTGGCGCAGGAATTGGTCGCGCTGCTCAAACAGGCACTGCGCGCGCACGAGGCCACCGGCATGACCAGCGAGCAGGTTGCGACGCTGGTTGCGCAGATGGGGTGACGCGTGGCGCCGATGCACAGAGACCCTATCGGCTCCGACCCGGCCCCGCCGCCTGACAGCGCCAAGCGGTCGGTCATCGAGCAGCATGCGCAGTCCGTGCTGCTGGCCGTCATCACGGCCGCCGTGATCTTCAGCGGGACTTTCGTGGTTCAGGCCCGCGAGGACTCGGTTCGGGTCGCTACGCAACTGGCGGCCATGGCCAACGAGATCTCGGCGCTGAGGGCGCAACTGGCGTCGATGCAGAGCAACTACGTCGGGCGCGATGATTTCCGGGACCACGAGGCCCGCCTGCGCAACCTCGAGCGCACGGTACGCCCGCGGGCCGAATGATCGGAGCCCGACATGCCGACCCTGGATCAACTGCGGGATGCCCTCAACCTGCGCAACGTGCAGGCCTTCCTGCGCGTCATCCGGGCCGGCGAGAGCCACGAAACCAACGACGAGGCGTATGCGGCCCTGTACGGCTGGCGGCCAGGCAACGGGCGCACGTTCGCCGACTTCACCGACCACCCGCGCCAGGCGTTCCAAAGCCCCTGGGGTTGGACCAGCGCCGCCGGCGCCTATCAGGCCATGTGCGCCGTGCCGGGCAAGGTCAAGACCGACACATGGGGTGATTTTGCCCGCTGGTGCGCATCCAGCGACTACCGGCCGATGTTCGGCCAGTCCGACCAGGACCTGTTCGCGGTCTGGTGCATCCACCGGCGCGGCGCACTGGATGACGTGATCGCCGGCCGCGTCGAGGCGGCCATTGCCAAGTGCCAGCCTGAGTGGGCCAGCCTGCCCGGCAGCAAATACGGCCAGCCTAAGCTGTCGATGGCGCGCGCCCTGGAGGTGTGGCGACGCTGGGCCGGCGGTGATGCTGCGGCGCCGGCAGATCCGCCGGCAGCGCCACTGGAATCACCCCGCGCTGCGCAGCCAGCATCAGAGCGGCCCGCATCAGCGCAGCCAGACCCAGAGCAACCCATCCCGGCCGGCGAGGCGCCCGGCTGGACGCCAGGAGGACGCACCATGCCCGCCATCGCCCCCATCATCGCCGCGGTACTGCCCAGCATCGTCGATGCCGTGCCCAAGCTGGGCCGGCTGTTCGGCAGCGGCTCGGAGGTGTCCGAGCGCAACATCAAGGCCGCAGAGATGGTTGTGGAGGCCGTGAAATCGGCCACCGGCGCGGTCAACGAGCAGGCGGCCGCCGAGAGGGTCAGGACCGACCCATCGGCAGCCCAGGCCGCAGCCCGCGCCATAGACTCGATCTGGTACGAGTTGACGGAGGCCGGCGGCGGCGGCATCGACGGCGCGCGCAGGGCCGACGCCGAGATGCGCAGGGCCGGCGACCTGCTGCACTCGGCCAGCTTCTGGGTCGCGCTGCTGCTGCTGCCCCTGGTGTACCTGCTGGTGCTGTCGCTGATCGGCCTGATCGGCACGGCCACATGGTCTGACGATGTGCGGGCCGGGCTGGCCGGCAGCCTCATCAGCGCCATCGTCGGCGGCCTGGTGGGCTACTACTACGGCACGTCCACCAGCCGCAACAGGGCGCCGGCGGCGTCGGCCTGACTACGACGCACTGAACATCCAACCCGCCGCGACGCGGCAAATCTGAAGGAGCTATTTATGGCACGCGGTGACATCAAGTGGTTTGCGCAAGCACTGCATGACCTCGGCAACAAGATCCACGACATGGATGCCGACGATTTCCGTCTCGGCATCGTGACAAACGCGACCGTGCCCACGGTCGACACGGCTGCGCCGCACTGGGGCGGCACCGGCACCACGAACTTTGCCGCCAACCAAGTCGGCGTGGCCACGGGGTACTCTGGTCCGATTGTGCTTGCGACGGAGCAATGGACGCTGACGACCGGAGGCCCGAAGTTCCGCGTGACTAACGACGTGACGATCCCGCAGGATGCTGGCGGCTTCACGAACGGCTACTGGGGGATCATCTACAACAACACCGACACCAACAAGCGCGCGATCGCATTCATTGACCTTGGCGGCCCGGTGGGCAACCAGTCTGGGCCGATCACGATCGAGTGGAACGGCGCTTCCCAGGACGTGCTGTCACTGACGCAGGCGTGACGCCATGACCCCACAGCAACAAGTCGCACTCGAAGCCCTGGTCGGCCGGGCGTTGACCGAGGACGAGGTGGCGCAGGTCGCGCCCCTGGTCGCTGCCGGTGCCACACAAGCCATTGCCGACATTCTTAGCGTCGGTCGTAAGCGCGTCGTATCGATGCGCATCACCGAGCGCGGGGTGCGCATGCTGCCTGTGCTGCCGCGCAGTCGGCATGCGTTGTTGCAGGTGTTGCGCGATGCCGCACAGAGTACGCCCGCGTGGCTGGCGCCGGTGCTCACAGCCGCTGGTGTGCCGGCGGAGGATCACCCCGCGCTGGCCGATGACTTGTCCAGCGCGCACGGCTGGCTGCTCAACGCTGACGGGCTCGATATCGGCACCGCGGCGGCCCGCAACATGCTCGACATGATCGCTGCTGCTGTGCCAGCCGCGGCAGCCGCCTGCGCCGCTGTCAAAGCGATGGCTGAGGAGGCGGACCCGGTAACGCATACGCAGGTCGGCTACGCGCTGCAGCAAGGGGGTGAGTGATGCTCGGCAATCATTGGCGCCTGCGAGCCAGCAATACGCAGAACCAGGCCATCACCGTCACGGTCAAGGCACGGTTTTTCAAATTCGACTCCAACGGCGCACTGGTTTGGTCGGCCGAGCAGACGTTGATCAACGCGGTGAGCGTAAGTGCCACCACCGGTACCACTGTCAGCAGTGCCGTTCCCAACGACACTGACAAATACATTGGCGCTGAACTGACCGTTGGTATGACCGCCGCCAGTGCGACCAACGGCACTGGGGCACTATCGATCACGCTGGAGCGCAGCACAGATACCGGTACCACATGGCCGTCGTCGGATCGCGGGCAGTTCGTAGGTGCCGAGACGCTGACAAGTGGAGACGGCACCAACACTCGGTTGCGTAACTATCTGATCCGCTGATCGGAGAGATAGTGTGCCGCTGATCCAGCATGTCTGGCCTTGGTATAGCCAGCCACAGGAGGTAACAAAGCCGGCTGACTGGGCCGTCGATGGCGGCATTTGCTGGCTGTGGAGCGTGGCGCAAAGCAGTAACAGCCACCTGCGCAACCTGGCCAACCGGTCGGCACCAATTGCTGTAAGCCAGGACACAAACAACGAACTGGTTATCACGCCAGCCAAAGATGGCCTGACCGCATATAACAGTGTCGGTTCAAATGCGAGTGCCCTCTCGTACCTTGCCAGCACGGATGCCCTAAGTGGCTTAACGGAGCTGTCGCTATTTGTCTGGTTTCGGTTCGTTGCCAACGCGACTAGCGGGCAATGGATGAATTTTCGAACCGACAATCAGCACACGCTGGATATTTTTTCACAGACCAGCAGTTCAGTGACATGGGGCGCTGACTGGGCCGGCGCGTGGAATGGCACTTCCAAGCAAACCCTGTCTGGGCTTACTGATGGTGAGTTGGTTTGCGTTGGCGCGTCAATTAATCAATCTGGCGCACGGCTATTCCACCAGGGCCGACTGTCGGGTACGAAAACTGGCGGGGCATTTACAACGTCGTCGAGTTCGGTCCGTGTCCTGCAGTCTCTAACGCAAAACTCGCAGATTTACGGCGCTTCTGCATACCGACGGGCGCTGTCTGACCTGGAGATGATGGCCGTTACCAGGCGGCCGTGGGCGCAGTTCGATCCACTCCGCATCTGGGTGCCGGTGTCGGCGGGCGGTGCGCCCACCACCATCAGCGCCGGCATCGGCGCGGCGACAGCCAGCGGTGCGCCTGCATCCATCGCCCTCACGACCACAGTCTCGGCCGGCGTCGGCGCGGCGTCCGCGCAAGGTGCGGCGGCGTCTATCGGCCTAGCTACTGTCGTCGCTGCCGGCGTCGGCGCAGCATCTGCGCAAGGCTCGACCGCCAGCGTCTCATTCCCTACTATCGTCAGTACGTCCGTCGGCACGGCATCTGCGCAGGGACATGCCTCAGCCATTGTGCCGACCACCAGTGTGGCGGCCGCGGTGGCGACCGCTACGGCGGCTGGCCTGCCGGCGACGATCCCAAGCGGCTTACTCATCAGCGCAGGAGTCGGCGCCGCAGCCGCGGATGGCGCTGTGGCCAGCGTCGGCGAAACTGCGCGTGTCGCAGCTGGCGTTGGCGCCGCCACCGCGGTGGCCCAGGCGGCAACGATCTCTCCCTTCATCGTCGTCGCGGCGGCAGCCGGTGCGGCGACGGCCGAGGGCTTGTCCGCGCAGCTCCGAGTCGGCACGGCGGTTCAGGCCGGCGAGGGCGCGGCAGTGGCCGCAGGGCATTCGGCGTCCGTCGCTGCGGCGCTGCGCATCCTGGCGGGTGTTGGCGTCGCAGACGCTTCGGGCGCGTCGCCCGCAGTCAAGACCGGCCCCACGATCGTTTGTGGCGCTGGGGCGGCCACCGCTTCAGGTGCGCCTGCTTCGGTTTTGGCCGCCACCGCATCCGCCACGGCTGCGGAGATCTGGGGCTACGTCCTCTCCAACGGCCTGACCGCCGAGCAGACGACGGTGCAGACGCACGCAATGCTCACCACGCTGACGAGCCTGCTGTCCACCTGCCCGGCCAACCTGGCGCTGGTGCTCAAGCTGCTCCGAAACAAGCAGATCACCGACCCTGCCACCGGCCTGATGACGGTTTATGACGATGACGGGACGACGGTGCTGCTGCAGGGCAATATCTACGAGGATGCCGCTGGCATCACGGCCTACCGAGGGCAAGGCGCCGAGCGTCGGGAGCGACTGACGTGAGCATTGTCGGTCGTGGTCTTGGTCGCCGCGGGGTCGCCGCGGCGCTGATCGTCACCGCAGGCCTGGGCCTTGGGCAGCCGGAGATCAGACCCGACGACCCGCGAGGCTCGGGCCGCTTGGCTGACGAGCAGCTGGCGCAGATCGTCCGAAGCCAATGGGAACTGCTGGAGCTTCGCCAGGCCGCGAAGCCGGAGCGGCCGGAGCATCTGGAGCCGGAGCCGGCCGTCGCTCCAGTCACGCAGAAACCGGCTGCCGCAAAGACGCCGCCTTACGTCGCGCTGGCCGCACAAGCGCCAGCCCCCGAAGTCGGCGCGGTTGCGAAGCAGGATCAACTGGCCCCGGCTCAGATCAACAACGAGGCCGCGCTGCTGGCCATGTTGCTGCAGGCTGAGGCCGGGCAGGTGCGCGTGACGGTGAAAACCGGGGCGCCGGCAGCATCCGACGACGAGCTTGCGCTGCTGGCTGCGCTGCTGGCCTCGGATCCAAGTATGGCAGCCTGACCCATCGTGTACGCCAACTCCATCTGCAGGACCAGTCCGATGAACAAGATCGAAATGCGCAAGGAAGAAGAACGCTGGGCCGCCGAGGCGGACATGCGCACGCTGGCCGAGGCCGACAAGATCCGCTCCGACCCGAAGCGACTGAAACGCGCACAGGAGTGCGCCAAGCAGAAGCTGATGGAGATCGCAGCCGTGGCCGGCGCCACCGGCGTGAAGGCCGACAACGACTGCTGACCATCAACCACCCACCTGGAGCCACACCATGGGAACCGAATCCCTCGACAAGGACCTGCTGAATACTCTGAGCGATGAGGAGCGCGCCGCGATCTCAGACGCCGACGATGCCGAGATCGCCGCGCTGAAGAACATCGCGCAGTCCGACACCGGCGACGGCGCCGACCCGGAGGACGACGATGCAGCGGACGACGACGAGGGTGCCGCAGCCGACGTTGAACCCGCTGCCACTGCTGACACCGCTGAAGTTGCTGCCGCGCCCGCACCTGCGGCCGAGAAGGCTGCGTCGCCCGCGGCGGCGGATCAGGCCGACGACGGCGAGCCGCAGTTGGTCGCGCCATACGCCTACAAGCTGCCCGACGACTACGAGGAGCAGGTCAAGGCCCACAAGGCCGCCATGGCCGATCTGCGCCAGCGCCGCGACAGCGGCGAGCTGAGCATGGAGGAGTTCGACGCCGAGGCCGAGAAGCTGTCCGAGCAGGGCGATGCCCTGCGCAGCATGCGCATTCGCGCCGACATGGCCGAGGACCAGCGACGGCAGTACGAGCAGGCGCAGATTAATAACGCCTGGAGTCGCACGCTGAAGGCGGCCAAAGCAGACGGCGTGGACTACGCCACGGACAAAGACAAGCACGCCGACTTTGACGTGTTCATCAAGGCACTGGCAAACAAGCCGGAGAACAACGACAAGCCGCTGACGTGGTTCTTCGCCGAGGCGCACAAGCGCGTGCTGGCCATGCACGGCATCACTGGCAAGGCCGGCGCACGCACAGCCGCCGGAGATCCGGCGCCAACAGCCGCGGACCGCAAGAAGGCCGCGGCCGCCGCGCGCGCGCCCGACCTTTCCGCGCTGCCCAAGGACCTATCTCAGGTCCCGGGCGGCCAGTCCGCCGCTGACGTGAGCGGAGACGAGTTCGATGGCCTGGACGAGCTTGATGGTCTGGAACTCGAGGACGCGATCGCCAAGCTCGCGGCGCGCGATCCGAACTTCATCGGCAAGTTCACGGGCCGCCTGCGCGGCAATACGTCGACCCGTCACTGAGCATGGACCAGGCTGTCGAGCCGCATAGCCGTGTCCACATGGACGTGGAGCCGGGCGAGCGCGTGGTATTCGCCGGCACCGGTGTAGAAGTCGAGTTCGTCGCCAAGAGCGGGCGCATGGCGCGGCTGATCGTCACGACGCCGCGCGAGGTGCCCATCACGCGCGCCGGCGGCCGTTCCAAGCATGCAATGATCCCGTCGACCGATCGCGGGTAAGCGGCCCGCACTGGCAGGAGCGCAGGAGTGCTCCTCATGGTTTCAACCTTGAGGAGTTCTATCCATGGCTCGCACCATCATCGGTGTCAACGACGCAAAAGCCGTCAAGCGGTACTCTGGCCTGATGGCCTACGACACCTCGCAGAAGTCGTATTTCAACACCCGCATGATGGGCCGCGGCGCCGAATCTGAGACGCCCATCCAGATCCTGACGGACCTGGAATCCGACGCTGGCGAGCAGATCTACTATGACCTGCTGGCCGAAATGCGCATGGCGCCGGTCGAGGGCGAGGACAACCTCGAAGGTAACGAAGAAGCGCAGCGCTTCTACACCGACTCGATCTATATCGACCAGGCCCGGTGCGGCGTGAACACTGGCGGGCGCATGACCCGCAAGCGCACGCTGCACAACCTGCGCGAGAAGGCACGCCGCCAGCAATCCGGCTGGTGGGCTCGCCTGTTCGACGAACTGCTGTTCATCTATTTGAGCGGCGCGCGCGGCATCAACCCCAACTTCCTGCTTCCGCTGGGCTACACGGGCCGCGCGAACAACCCGCTGTTCACGCCAGACGCCAATCACCGCCTGTACGGCGCCGAATTGAACGCCAGCGGGCAGGAGGTGAACGGCGCGACCGCATACAACAACATCGACGCGCTGGACAAGTTCAGTTTGAAGATCGTCGACCGCGCCAAGACGCGCGCCGACTCGCAAGGCGGCGGCGCTACCGGTATCCCGGTGCTGCAGCCGTGCAAGATCGACGGCAACGAGACGTATTTGTGCGTGATGCACATCTGGCAGGAAGACGACCTGCGCGCGTCGACCGCCACGGGGCAGTGGCTCGACATCCAGAAGGCCGCCGCCGCCGCCGAGGGCCGGAACAACCCGTTGTTCAAGGGCAGCCTGGGGATGTACCGCAACGTCATCCTGCACTCGCACCGCAACGTGATCCGCTTCAACGACGCCGGTGCCGGCGCCAACGTCGAAGCTGCGCGCGCGCTGTTCCTGGGCTCGCAGGCCGCGGTGGTCGCATTCGGATCGCCGGGCAACAACCTGCGATTCGACTGGCACGAGGAGACGCGCGACAACGGCGACAAGGTGGTGATCTCGACATCGAGCATCTTCGGCGTCAAGAAGGTGCGCTTCGATATCGATGGCACCCCGCAGGACTTTGGCTTGTTCTCGCTGGACACCGCCTGCGCCTCGCGCTGATCGGCGCCACGCAATCAATCTAGGAGCGCACGATGGCTTTCACCAACAGCAACGACTACCTCAACGGCCGCAAGCAAGTCCCGACGCCGGCCGGCGGCGAGAACATCACCGTCCGTTTCCCGCTGGCTGTGACCGCTGGCGACCTGGCGCTGAACACCATTGGTCAGGTTGGCTGGCTGCCGGCTGGCTGTGTGCCGGTCGATCTGCGGGTCGGCGGAACCGACGTTGACAGCGGCGCTGCGGCCATGGTCCTGCAGGTCGGCATCTGGGACGGCTCTAGCACCACCCTGTCGACGGCCGCGGCCGACGGCGGCGCGCACTGGGGCGTGACGACCGCTACCAACGTGGCGTTCGACCAGGCGCTGACACGCAACGGCAACGCGATGCAGACGATCGCGCCGAGCGCAAGTGACCGCCGGCTTGGCGTGAGGGTCGCCACTGCGCCGACCACGCCCGTCGCCGGCACGCTGTTTGTCGAGATGACCTACCGCGCCGCACTCTCGACCTGATCCGCGCGCTGCTCGCGCTGAAAGTCTTCGGGTGAGTTGCTCGGGGGCACAAGGGCTTGAGGGGGCTTCTGCCCCCTCTTTTTCCAAGAGGACCGCATGAAACTGCTCACCAACATCAAGCCCCGCACGGACGGCACAGTGGCCGTGCGTGACGCTGGCGGCAAACCCTACGTGTTCAAGCGCGACGAGTTCGGCGCGCTGGCCTGTGACATCCCTGATGCCGCGCTGGTGGCGTCGCTTCTGTCCCGCTCGGGTGAATTCGAGCCTGCAAACGCCGAAGATTTCGAGATGGCCGAGGCACTGCTGCGCGCAAAGAGCAAGGCCGATGGCGACGAAGGCGGTGAGGACGACGATGGCGACTTCACCGAGGCGCCCAATGGCGGCCTGCCGGTCGAGTCGAACACCCCGCCGGAAGACAAGCCGGCTGCCAAGGCAAGGCGCGCCCGTTCGTGAACTCCTGACGACCGCGCGCCGTGGCCGCCTGGGATGCATTCAAGCCGGACGTGCTGATCCACGTCCATGGCGCGCCCGATCCTCTGATCGACCAAGCGCTGTGCCGCGCCGCCCGCGAGTTCTGCTGGCGCACGCGCATCTGGCGCGTCTGGTGCGCCTGTGTGGAGACGACCCCGGGGTCTGGCGTCTACACCATCACGCTTCCGGCCGAGAGCCAGGCCATACGCCTGGAGCGCGTGACGGTGGATGGCCGACCGCTCGAGGTGATTCCGTTCACGTGGCATGAGCTGGACTGGGAGGACGCCACGAACGAGGCTGCGCCCGGCGTCACCACAGACGACTTGTCGACCATCACAGTCACCGGCCAGACCGTTAGCGGGAATATCCGCGCGCAGGTGTCGCTGATGCCGACGGTCGACTCCGCGACCTGCCCGGACTTTGTGGCCGCCCGCTACCACGAAGCGATCGTTGCCGGCGGCGCGCGCAACCTGTTGCTGACCCGCGGCGCGCCATGGTTCGACCCCAACGCCGCCAGCATCCAAGGCGTGATTTTCCAGGAACTGATCGGACGGGCCGGCGTCGATATCGCGCGTGGGCACACCGGCCGGTTCTGGCGGCCGACGCCCAACTGGTTCTGACCCATGGCCAAGACGAATCAGTCGTTTATCGAAGAAGTCCTACATCAGCTGATGGAGGACGAGGCGACAGCCGGCGTGCGATGGAAGGTCTACGAGCTGGTGCGCTACATGAACGCCGGGCTGCTGTGGATCGCCGAGGCGCGGCCTGACGCCATGTCGACCTACAACCACAACTTCGCGCTGTCCGTCGGCACGAGGCAGACGCTCCCGGCCGGAGGCTACAAGCTGTTCGAGGTGCTTGGCAACGCCGCTGGAGGCGCCGTGCGCCTGGTGGACCGCAAGATGCTCGACGCGGTGCTACCCGCGTGGCGCTCTGGCGCCGGGTCGACCACGATCAAGAACTACGTCTATGACGAGCGCGAGCCGGAGACGTTTGAGGTGTACCCGCCAGCCGCCATTGGTGCCGCGCTGCGCATCCGGTTCGCGCAGCACGCTACGCCCATCACCGTGCCGTCGCCTAGCGCCGTGCCGTCCGACGTGAGCGGTAACGTGCCGCTGGACGACCAGAACATCACCGCGCTGCGCGAGTACGTGCTGTTCCGCTGCAAGGCCAAGGACGCCGACTTTGCGCCGGGCGTAGTGGATGCCGCCCAGACGCACCTGTCGCTGGCCGTGCAGAGTCTGGGGGTCGAGCTCGCCGCCACCGGCAGCACGTCGCCTCGATCGACCGATGCGGCGGCAGGCCGCGGTGTGACCACGGGGGCCTGACCCGTGGCGCGCATCGTCATCGACGAGTTCGGAGGCATCGCGCCATCGGTTGACCCGCGTCGGCTAGGCAACGCAGGCGCGCAGATCGCCAAGAACCTGGACCTGCGCTTCGGCGACTTTAGGCCACTGCGCGGAGCCGGCGATTCGGTGGCCACCGTGTCGGCCGGTACGATTTCGCTGCACCGCACGCCGTCGGGCGTGTGGCTGCACTCGACCACTGACACCGACTACGTGGACGGCCAGGTGCTTGAGGCAGGCGTGGAGCGGGTATTTCTGACCGGCCGCACGAGCTACCCGGAGGTCTGGCAGAGCGACGCCTATCGCCGCCTTGGTGTTCCTCGGCCGCCTGCGCCGCCTACTGCCGTCGCAAACGTCTCGGACGAGTTCTCGACGGACGACTATCGCGCTGCCACGCTTGCCATCCTGAACGCGGTCGAGGCGGCCGCCATCGCGGCGCGCACGGCCAGCAGTTTTGGCAACGGCACCCCATCTGGCGGCAACCTGGGTGCGGTATGGGTCGACGACTCCGATGGTGTCGGGCTCGCTCCGAGGATGGTCGGGTACTGCGTCCCGATCACGTTGTCTCCGACCACGATCGTCGCCGAGTCAGATCGGTACTTGGCGGACCCGTTGCTGGGCGGCAGGACGGTCGTTTTCAATTCCGCGAACTACTGGATGGTGTCGGTCCTGTGGCGGGCCAGCGGCTACCAGATCAATTCGGCCGCGCTATCGACGGCGCTGCAGGCCATGACCAAGCCGCCAGAAAACACGGCGCCCTTGTACACGGTGGATCAGGCTAACCAGATCGCGGGGCGCATCAGCGCCCTGTTTTCAGCCAGCACGGACCCCATTGCCAGCTACATCGACGAGATCAACCGCCTGCAGGAGCGCATCGTCGAGCTGGTCTCCGTGACAGAGACTGGGCCGGCGCGGGCCTTTGCTCTGAACAATGCCGGAGTGGCGTTGGTCGCTGCTGTCAACCGGCTGACATACCACTTCACCAACGTCAACGCCAACCTGCGCTCGAGCATCGAGCAGATCCTGTCCGACTACTCGGGCGCGCTGCCGACCCCGGTTGAACGCGCACTGGAAACGCGCTCCTACTTCTTCACCTACGTCACCGACCGAGGCGAGGAGAGCGCGCCGTCTGATCCATGCGACTTGGTAGAGATCGACCAGAACGATTCGGTGCAGGTCACGATCGGCGCGCCGGCCGTGACCGCGCCATACGGCCCGCTGGCGCATTGGCGCCTGTACCGATCGTCCACGACGAACACGGGCGCCGCATTCGCCTTCGTGGCCGAGATCCCCATCGGCACGTTGACCTACAACGACAGCAAGCTGCAGGAGGAGCTTGGCGAGACGTGCCCAACGTCGACATGGGTGGAGCCGCCGGCGGATCTGTTCTCTCTGGTTGGGCTACCGAACGGCATCCTGGCTGGCTTGGCTGACGGTGGGCGTGTGCTGTGTTTCAGTGAGCCTGAGGAGCCATACGCCTGGCCGGAGGAATACCGCATCCCGCTGCAGTTTTCCGGCGTGGCGCTTGGCGTGTTCGGGCAGACGGTGGTGGTGCTGACGATCGGGCCGCCGTCGTATGTGTCTGGTGCGGACTCGGCCAGCATGACCGAGCAGAAGCTGGAGAGCCCGCAAGCATGCGTCTCGAAGCGTTCGGTCGTGAGCACCGAAGGCGGCGTGATCTACGCTTCGCCCGATGGGATCTGCATCGCCGGACATGGTGGCGTGCAGGTGGTGACGGCCGGAGCCTACTCGAAAGAGGACTGGCAGGCGCTTGGTCTGGCCAGCAGCTTCGCGGAGTTCTCCGAGGGCGTGTACTACCTCGTGACGGAGAACTGACGTGCCGGCCTCGGTGCTCTCCGTCGATTTCATGAAGATGCGGATGAGCAGGTCCGAGGCGCCGGCTTGGACGACGCTCTACAGCGACCTGCGCACCGACACGTTGTACGGAGCCGTCGGCACAACGGTACTGCCGCAACTGACCGGTACGCACCAAGCCGGGGTCTGGCGCAGCCGCCGCTACGTGCTGAACGCGCAGCCTTCGCTGGCTCTGATGCTGCTGGAGGGGCCTTTCACCGCGGCTGTGGCCCGTCTGTATCGAGACGGGGCTCTCTACTACACGACGCCAACGATCGCTGCGAACGTTCCAGTGCCGCTGCCGGCGACACGTTTCCGCGAAATCGAGCTGGAGGTCGAATCCGACGACCGGATCACGCGCGCCGTGCTCGCCTCGTCCATGTCGGAGCTGGTCTTTGCATGACGGTCATCGCTTTCGACTTCGTGTCCAAGCGCATCGGCACGCTGGACGGCACGCCGGGCGCTGGCACGCCTCCAGGCGGGCCGATTCTCACGTCGCTGATCTACCCGATCGAGGTGATCGATGGATTTGACGCCTCGTCGTCCCTGACCCGCGGGTGGATACAGGAGCCCGTCGACAACATCGACGTGTCGTCTGCTCTGGTGTCCGGCACGCTGGCGACCACGATCGCGTACCAGTCGCACACGATCCCGCCCGAAGGGGTCGACGTGAGTTCGGACGTGGTGAGCGGCGTGCTCACAACGGTCATCGAATACGAGTCTTACACGATCCCGCCTGAAGGCATCGACGTAAGCTCCGCGCTAACCGCTGGATCGCTGGCCGTGACCATCAACTACGTGACGCACGTTGATCCTGCCAACGATGAAGGGATCGACGTGGCGTCTGACCTTGTTTCCGGGAGCCTGACATGAATCACGTGACGTTGCCTCGCATCGATTTCGCCGGCCGCTACAAGCTGGAGGTACGCCGCGGCGGCATACTGATCCACGACACCGGCTGGTTTGACAACCTCATCACCGACACAGGTCTGGAGGCGATCGGCGAGGACAAGGCGCTCGCCCAATACTGCATGGTTGGCACCGACAACACGGCGCCGGCCGTCACGAACACCACACTTGGCGCGCAGATCGCGGTGCAAAACGGAGCTTCTGGTTCATCTGTTGGCATCGAAACCAGCGCGCCGCGCTACGGTTGGTCTCGGCGCACATACGCCTTCGCGCAAGGGGCGGTTGTCGGCAACGTGGCTGAGGTCGGGATTGGGTGGACTCCAACTGCGGTGTTTTCGCGCTCGCTCGTCTCTCCAGCGATCTCACTGCTGGCGATCGACCAACTCACGGTGGTGTACGAACTTCGTATGTACCTTCCGACGAGCGACGCAACTGGTAGCGTGACGATCGGTTCGACGGCTTACAACTACACGATTCGACCAAGCCACGCTGCCAGCGGGAACTTCGCGGGGGCTGGCAACGGACTTGGATGGATACCTTACCTCCTGGACCTTACTGCGTCGCCACGCGCATGGTGCAACGGCCTCGTCAGGGCTCTTTCTTTCGGCCCGCCAGCGGTAATCCAGACCGATGTCGAGACAACATCCATCAAGCAGACCGACGGAGGAGCAAACTCTCCTGGCGGTGGGACATACGATCAACCTGATGGCGTGAGTAACGCCACCTACGCCCCCGGGTCTCGGTCCTGTCAGTTCACGTTGACCTGGGGTATCAACCGGGGCAATATCGCCGGAGGCATCAAGGCGTTCATCTACTCGGGTCTGTTCGGCACGTACCAATGCGTCCTTGATGGGGCGGTCCCGAAGGACAACACGAAGACGCTATCGATGACCTGGCGCCAGACCTGGGCGCGGAGGCCGTAACTCATGGCGATGCCGGCCAACATGCTGTCGCCGACGCCGGTCGAATCGGCTTTCCTCGCGCCGGACGACCGTATTCGATCGTCGCTGCTGGTCGACTACGAAATGGGCGGCGTCGACATCGGCGACCCGTCGCAGGGCCTTCAGGTCAAGGCGTGGGAGGCGCGCGTGAGCGGCGGCACTATCCAGGTGCGCCCCGACGGCGCAGGCACATGGGCCGACGTGACTAGTGACAGCGGCATCACCGAGATCGCCTTGGCCTTTGACCAGAATATGCGCCCGACCGTTGCCTACGTCGCAGGAGGAACGGCCAAGATGTACTGGTATGACGCCGTGGCGGCAGCCTACGTCACGAGCACCTTCGCCGGCGCGACATCGCCCGTCGTCACCATGGACGACAAGCGGGACATGCAGATCGGGCTCAACGACGTGCTGCTGTTCTACCTGCAGGCCGGACGCGTGAAGCATCGGCGCCAACGCGATCGGTACACGATCGAGTACGACCTTGCCGACGTGCCAACCGGCATGACCAGAATCACGCGCTGGGGATTCACCGTTGGCAAGCGTATCCAGTTGGAGTTCGGCACAGATCTTCCACCGGTGGTGGGTCCTAGCGGTTCGATCGGCACCTTCTACACCGACCTGCTGACCGACACCATGTACGCGGTCGAAGGAACGGACGTGGTGCCGTACTTCGACACCGGGCAGCGGGTCGGCCTGTGGCGTTCGCAGAAGTTCATTCTGCCTGACCACCCGTCCTTCGCATGGGTGCGCGTGAACGGGCCGGGTTCGATCTCAGCGACCGTGCGCCTGCTGCGCGATGGCGCCACTTTCTACAGCGTCACCATCACCGGCCGCGAGCCGGTGCGCGTGCCGGCTGGCCGCGCGCGGATGTGGGAGATCGAGGTCGAGGGACAGGGCATCGTCACATCGGTGGCCATCGCATCGTCGGTTGAGGAGATCCGCGAGTGAGCCGCCTCACCGACCGCGGCCCCTACGCCAACCGTCCGGTGAAGCTGGCTTCGCTGCAGGCGGCGCGCGCGCAGGATCCGAACGTGCAGAAGGCGCTTGAGGCGATCCGCGAGTGGCTGGAGGTGCGCCTTGGCGCGCGCGGAGATCTGTACGAGCGGGCCGTCACCTTCCGAGACCTGGCGTTGGAACTCGAGGAGTTGGAGAAGCGGCTGAAAACCGAGATCGCAGAGGCGTCCAAGGGATCGTCCGCGACGAATAACACGACGCAGGCAATCAGCAGCGCGGATGCTTCTGCGCTGTCGTCAGCCATTGATGCTCTTCGCGCTGCTCTCAACACGCTCGACAGCACGGTCGGAAGTCGACTGAGTTCTTTGACAGAACTGGTTAACTCGAAGGGCGACTTCTCCAGCAACACGTCGACGAGCGTGGATGGCGAGGTGGTGCTGTTCAGCGGCACGGGCGGCAAGACTGGCAAGCGCGCCACCGGCACCGGGTATGCGCGCTTGGACGCCGGTGTGCTGGCCGTGGATTCGCTGGCGACGCTGCGAACCGATCTCCAGGGAGACGGATCGGCCGTCGACCAGATCGGATTCCGCGGGATCCCACTGACCTCGCGTAGCGCAGATTACACCCTGGTTCTGGAGGATGCCGGGAAGGGGACACTGCATCCAGCGTCGGACGCCAATGCGCGGACGTTCACGATCCCGGCAAACACTAGCGTGGCATTCCCTGTGGGGACCGCGCACACGTTCGTCAACGAGACGAGCCAGAACATCACCATCGCGATCACGTCCGACACGATGATATTGGCCGGCACCACGACAACAGGCTCGCGCACCTTGGCGCAGAACGGCGTCGCCACCGCGCTAAAGGTCGGTCTGACGAAGTGGATCATCAGCGGAGCGGGGTTAACCTGATGGGCGCATCGCACCAAGCGATGCTGATGCTAGGCGAGACCGCAGGTCCGACCGTTGCCGTTGGCAATTTGGTTCTGCTGCTGAACTGCAACGGCGCCAACAACTCGACGACGTTCATCGACAGTTCGCCGATCGGTAGCACGATCACGAGGGTCAACAATCCGGTGATCTCGACTGCGCAGAGCAAATTCGGCGGGGCTTCAGCGGCCATCCTGTCATCGGGTGGCTTGTCAGCGCCGGATGGGACGCACTTCGATCTGTCGACGGGCGACTTCACCATGGGGTGCTGGATTCGACGAACCGGTGATGCGTCCAACGACGTCTACATCTACAAGGGCATCGACAACGGCGCATACCCATGGCAGATCTGGTACGACAACTCGACGCAGAAATTCGGCTTCCGTGGGTTCAGCTCCGCGGTGGCGCTGGTCTACGACCTGCGGAGCACGACGATCGTTGCCGCGAATACTTGGTACTTCGTCGTTGGGGAGCGGGAGGGTAATAACTTCCGCCTGCGAGTGAATGGGGCGATCGAGGCGTCGACGACGTTCAACGGGGCGCTGTTGTCCACTGCGATCGGACCGACGATCGGCAGCCTGAGCGCGGGATCCTTTTCAGCCGGGGCGTACCTAGACGACGTTTTCATCGTGAAAGGCGCAGCCGTCGGCGCTGCGCTAGGCGCCCCAGCCGGCCAACTGGCCCCGCTGTGACCTCGATCCAAGCCTGGCACCATCCGACCATGGCCACGAACCTTGATCAAGCCACGCTGCAGCAAATCCTGGCGCTGCGAAACCGAGAAGGCGTCACGTCAGGCACAGGTACCGTGTGGTACGACCCGAACTTCAAGACCGACGACCCGAACGGGTGGATGGTCCACGAGTACCTTGGGTATCGGCCAGTGGAAAACCAGGGCGACAGCGGCGCGACTGTGGCCGACCCGTCTCTTGATCAGCGGTTCATCACCCGCCTGCGCCCCGGCACCGGTGGGAAGTTAGCCGACCGCTGGGACTTGAGCGGCAACTACTTGGGCACGATTGAAGTGCAGGACGGTGGCGGCCGGCAGTTCAACACTGCGGCGGCGATGTTTGGCGGCGCGCTGGCCGGGAACCTGGCCATGGCGAATGCGGCGCAGGGCGGCGCTCAAGCCGCTGGCGCAACCGCTGGCGCGACCGCGCCAGCTGCGGCAGGTGCAACGACTGGGGCTGCCGCAGGCACCACTGGCGGCATGACCGGCGCTGAACTTGCCTCTTTCCTCGAAGCTAATGCCGGCGCGCTCGCCCCGGGCGGCGAGATCGCGGCCGGCTACGGCACTACCTGGGGCGTGGGCGCGGACGGGATCATCGGCTCTGGCGCGACGATGGCCGCGAACGGCGCGCCGCTAGCCGACGGTGCCGTCTATTCGAACGAGGGTCGCAACTACCCGTCGCCGGGGTCGACGCAAGGCCAAGGCGGATCGCCAGCCAACAGTGGCCCCGCCACGCCATCCGGCAGCGGCACGCCGACGAAGAACCCAGACGGCACCTGGACCGTGAAGGACGGCCTGCGCGTGGCAGACGCCGCGCTCAAGGCGGCCAGCGCCGCATCCGGCGGCGGTGGCGGTGGTGGCGGAGGAGGTGGCGGCGGAGGCGATCCAGATCAGCGCCTGGTCGACGCGCAGCTGAGGTCGATGGACCTGCAGGACCAGATGCTGCAGCGCATGATCAGCAACGCCGACATGATCCTTCCATTCCAGAAGGACGCGCTCGATTTCTCGATGCGCACCGCGAAGGAGGGCTACGCCGACTACCGCGCCGACCGCGAGTACGCGCTTGGCCGCCGCGGTGAACTGACGAAGCTGCAGGACCAGGCGATTGCAGACGCGCGCGACTTCAACACCGAGGCCAAGCGCCGCGAGCTCGCCGGCCAGGCGATCGCCGATGTGAACCGCGCCTACTCCGACACCATGGGGCAGGCGCAGCGCATGATGACGCGCAGCGGACGCAGCCTGAACGACGGCCGCTGGGGCTCCGTGCTGCGCCAGATGGTCGCCGACAAGACGCTGGCCCAAGCCGCGGCAGGCACCAACGCGGACCGCGCCGCGCGCATGGAAGGCCGCATGTTGACAGACCGCGCTGCCGGATATCTGTCCGGCTCGCCTCAGCTGGCCCTGCAGACGACGAACGGCGCGCAAGTCGCGGGTGCTTCGACAGTTCCGCTGGCAGCGCAGAGCCTGCAGTCGATGAACTCCGGCCTGGCGTCGGTTGGCACGCTGGCCGGGCAAATGGGCAGCAACGCCACCCACATGTACGAGCAGCAGCGGCGCTGGGGTGGCGGTGGCGGCGGCGGCACTGACTGGAGCGCGGCCGGCGCGCTGCTGGGCGGCCTGACGAAGGCCTACGAGATCTGGGGGAAGTGACATGGGGCGCGGACTGACCCGTGCGGCTAGCCTCATCGAGGGCTTCAACGCCATGTACGACACCATCGACCGCGTGCAGCGCGACCAGGAGTTGCGCAAGGTCGCATCCGAGGTGCCGACGATGGACGAGGGTTTCACGCCCGAGCAGGGCGCGCAGATCCAATCCGCGGCCAACAGCGGCCAGTACGACATCGAGTGGGACCCGGAGAGCAAGGGATACAAGATCACGCCGAAGGCCGGCGGCGCGCCGGGCATGATCAACATGCAGCAGCGCCAGAGCTTCCAGGGGAAGATCCTCGACAAGCCGCTAGACGAGGCAGGAATCAGCAGGGCGCGACAGATGGCAATGGCCGGCGTGCTCGAACGCCACGGCGACCTGGATGGCGCGGCCCGCATCCGAGACCGCCTGGCAGCCGATGAGGATCGCCAGTTCAACCGCGAGCGCCTGCGCAAGGCGGCCGAGCGCGAGGACGTGCGCTGGGAGCGAGATCAGAAGCAGTACGACGCCGAGCAGGCATACCGCGACGGCATGTCGGCCTTGATCGATGGCTCCATCTTCGGCCAGCGGTCGAAGGCATTCCAGGAGCAGATGGCGAAGTACGAGGCCGACAAGAAAGCCTACGACGCCAAGGTGGCCGCCGGTGAGGTCGGGGCCATCGCGCCGACGCCGCCACAGCCGCCGACGATGACCAGCGGCGAGAAGATGCTGGACGCGGCGCAGGCGATCGCCTTCAAGGCCCAGCACGGCAAGGCATCGCTCGAGGAGATCATGAAGGTCTCCGAGCAGATGTCGACGCTGGGTCAGGAGGGCTACCTGAACATGCTGCGCATGGCTCATGCCGGCGCACCGCTGACGGCCGTCGTGCAGGCTTTCAACAGCACCGGCAAGGCGCAGATCGACCCGTCGGCCATCATCAAGGACGAGCGCGTGAAGCGCCCGGGCGGCGTGGAGTCGCGGCTGATCACGTACCAGCTGCCCGACGGCCGCACGCAGACGATCGACACCTACGCCGATATGGCCTACTTAGGCAGGGCCGAGGAGGCGCTGAAGCAGGCGCAGCAGGAGTTCCAGCATCAGATGCAGGAACGCCAGGTAGCCGTGAGTGAGGGCCATCTGCGCGTGAATCAGGCTGACGCCACCCGGCGCGCGGCCGAGTTCAACGCCGGCGCGTCGACGCGCGAGGCCGCAGCCGAGATCGCGCGGCTGAAGATCGCGCTGGCGAAGACCGAGGATCCGGCCGAGCAGCAGAGGATCGAGTCGAAGCTGCGCGCGCTGTCGACAGGCATGCGCAGCAGCGGCGCGGGCGCCGACCCTGCGAAGGTGAAGGAGGCGCAGACGGTCCTCGCCGCCGGCATGGCGCCTGACATGGCGTCCGCGCTGGAACTCGTGCTGCAGAACCCCGAGAAGGTTCACCAGGACTTCGTGAAGTCAGCCATGCAGTCTTTGCCAGGGTCGCCTGAGCGCGCCGTGCAGACCGCCGACAAGCTCATGGAGCAGATCGGCTGGCGCCGGGCTGGCAACCGCTGGACGAAGGTCGGCGGCGGGCAGCCTGCCGCCGGCCCCGGTGGCGTCGCATCCTTCGCCAGCGAAGCCGAGGCCGCCGCCGCTGCAGCCGCCGGCAAGATCAAGCCGGGCGACCGGATCACGGTCAACGGCAGGTCCGGCACCTGGCAATAGCCGGCGCTCCAAGCATGGCAGCCTGTCGGGCACTGTCCCGCGAGGTTGATCCATGCCATTTGTGCCCGATCCGGCCCCGTCTGGCCGCTTCGTCCCTGACGCCCCAGCAACCGATGACCGCTCCGGGCTTGACTGGCTGAAGGACCTTGGCGCGTCGGCGCTTGGCGGCTTGGTCACCGCTGCCAAGCTGCCGGCTGCCGTTGCTGATCGCGCCATCACAGGCCAGTGGTATGGCCCCGGTGTCCAGGCTCTGGACGAGTTCGGCGAGTCGATCGACGACCAAAAGTCGCAGGACCTGCAACAGCGCGAGAAAACGCGCCAGAACATCATCCGCAACGTTGGCACCTTAGCGCAGCGAGCCGTTGGCGGCGGTGACGGCGCTATCGCTACCGCTGCGCGCGAGACAGGCGAGGCCTTGGCGAGCGCCTACACGCTGATGAGCGATCCGAAGCTGCTGGCAAACGCCTTCGCTTCGCAGCTTGGCCTGCTTGGCATGACTCGCATGGGCGGCCGTGTAGCGGATGCGGCGGCGAATAGCGTGGAGCGCGTAGCACCGAATATTGCTGCAACGCGCGTCGGTAAGGCCGCCGTGGAAGGCGCCGGCACGGCGGGCGCCGTCGGCACCGGCGCTGTGCTTCAGGGCGTGGATATAGGCTCAGAAACGCAAAAGCAACTAATGGCACTGCCTGACAAGCTTTGGGAGCAGATCCCGGAGTTCAAGGCGCTTGCCGATCAGGTTGGGCCGGACGAGGCCAAGGCGCGGCTCATCAATGACAAGGCCTTCATGGCGACTGCACAGGCGGGTCTTGCGTCGGTGCTTTCTTCGATGCTTCCACACGGCGCGGCCATGGAGCGCGCGCTAGTGGGCAAGTTGCCGCCAGGCGCGAAGTTGAAAGAGATTGCGCATGCCTTCACCGGCGAGGCGCGGCAGGAAGGGATCGAGGAGGGCTTCGGCCGGCTGGCCATCAACGAGGCCGTGCAGTCCGTCGACCCGACACGGGACCGCTGGCAGGGTGTTGGTTCGGCTGCTGGCGAAGGCGCGGCGCTTGGCGGCGCCTTGGGCAGCAGCATGACGGCCGGGCGCATGGTTATGGACTACCGGCGCGGTGGCAAGCCGGAACCGGCCAATCCAAGCGACAGCGCGGACGGAGCAAGTACACCGCCTGCGGACGTCCAGCCGATGGCGCCGGAAGCCGCGGACCGCGTTGCAACCGCTCCAGGCGCCTCCGGATCCATCGATGCCGCAGAGATTCTTGGCGCAGTGCCAGAAGCGGAAACCGCGCCGCAGGCCGCGGTAGCAGGAGTGCCAAATGGCCAAGAAGAAGACCAAGCCCAAGAAGTGCTGATGCCTGAGCCGGACCAGCGGTCCGGCGACCCGGCCAGACCCGCCATTCGTGAGGTGCGCGGGAACGACACCACGTTCACCACCGAGGACGGCAGGCGCCTCGGTGGCCGCTACTCACTGGTCGAGGCTGACGACCTGCAGACCTCGCACGACGTGAACCTGCGGCCAAACCCGAACTACCCGCCGGAACTGCAGCCGCGCAATCGAGAGCGTGCTGCGAGCGCGTTGCAGATCCAGAACATCGTCGGCCGGATGGACCCTGCGCGCCTGGGCCTGTCCGCCGACGCCGCTACCGGCGCGCCGATCGTCGGCGACGACGGGCTGGTGGAATCCGGCAACGCTCGCACGATCGCGCTCAAGCGCATATACCAGGCGCGCGGCCAGAAGGCCGAGAACTACAAGGACTGGCTGCGCCAGAACGCGAATCAGTTCGGCCTGTCGCCGGAGCAGGTCGACGGCATGCAGCAGCCGGTGCTGGTGCGCGTGCGCTCGACGCCCGTGGATCGGGCCGAATTCGCGCGACAGGCCAACGCCTCGACCGTCGCGCAGATGTCGCCGGCCGAGCAGGCGAAGGCCGACGCCGCCCGGGTGGACGCCATGGACGACCTGCGGCCGACCGACGATGGCGACTTCTCCAGGTCGCGCGAGTTCATCCGCCGCTTCATCGCCCGGCTGCCGCAGACCGAGCAGGCGGGGATGATCGACGCCGACGGCCGGCTGTCGACCGCCGGCTACTCGCGCGTGCGCAACGCCGTGCTGGCCAAGGCCTATGGCGACTCGGCGATCCTGACGCGACTGGTCGAGTCAATGGACGACAACCAGCGCAACATCAGCAAGGCGCTGCTGATCGCCGCGCCGCGCGTGGCCAAGGCGCGCGCCGCCATCGGCGACGGCCGGCTTTTCGACGCTGACCTGACGCCGCACCTCGTCGACGCCGCCGACACCTTGTCGCGCCTGAAGGAGCAGGGCACGTCGGTCGACGACGCTCTGGCGCAGGCCGGGCTGCTGGGCGATGAGTTCTCGCCCGAGACGCGCGAGTTGATCCGCTTCCTGGCGGACAACGTGCGCCGGCCGCGCAAGGTGGCCGAATTCATCACCGCCTACTTCGACGCGCTCGACGCCGCCGGCGACCCGGCGCAGGGTTCGCTGCTGGGCGACGTGAAGCCGCCGACCGCCATCGACCTCATGGGCGCTGCGCGCCGCACCACGCAAGGAGCCAAAAATGTACCCACGCAAGGAACCACAAATGGCGCTACCAAAGAATCCAGCCGTGGAGACGATCGAGCGGCTGCGCGCGCTGGCGCAGCGCCTGGACTCGAACCCGAAACTGCGCCGGGCGCTGGCCGCAGCAATGAAGGCGGTGAAGCCGCGCCAGCAGTAGCCGCCAACGAGGCGAAAGGTCAGGGTTGGGTCAAGTTCCCGCCGGCTTCTGGAACGCTAGGGATTCCGCGCGCGAAGATGCCGCAGGTGAAACTGAAGCTGCGGCCGAAGCTGTACGCCTTCCTGGAGTCGATGGGCATCGGCAGCACGACCGAGACGGTGGCCGCGGCCGACCTGAAGCCGACGCAAGCCGAGTTCTCTCCGGAGAAGGTGGAGGGCGCTCGCTCGCTGCAGGGCGACGCCGCCGGCGTGCTGGTGTCGTCCGACGGCTACGTGCTGGACGGGCACCACCGGTGGTTGGCTCGTGCCATGAACCGGGAGCCGGTGGAGATCCGTCGCTTCGACGCGCCGATCGACCAGCTGCTGGACGCCGTGCGCGAGTTCTCCGGCACCACCGTGTCGAACGAGAGCGAGGCGCTGCGCGAGAAGCGCGCCGAGCACGTCGAGCGGTTCTACGAGGCCGCCGGCGACCTGGCCGCGATCCTGACCAAGAACCAGCGCGCCGCGATGGTGCCGGAGAACACACCAGGCCTGATGCCGACGCTGGTGAAGATGTTCAGCGAGGCGATCGCCATCGTCGGCACCGACATCCGGCGCGCAACCGCATGGGTGAAGCAGCGCCTGAAGGCCGACCCGGAGTACAGGAAGCTCTGGAACAAGGTCAGCGACGAGACCTACCGCAAGGCCGCGCTGCAGGCGATCGAGCGTGGTGCCTCCGGCCATGGCTACGGCGGCGACCTGTTCTCGCAGCCGGAGAAGCCGGCGCAGGGCGGGTTGTTCGACGGGCAGCCGGATCGGGATGATCGCCCGCGCGCCGCGATGATCAACGGCGAGGCCTACGACGCCAAGCGCCACAACTTCAAGCCGCCGCGCACCGACGAGTTCCTGAGCGAGGAACTGCTTGACCGTGTGCGCGGGTACATCGCCAAGTTCGCCAAGGAAGCGCCGCCGCTGCAGATCTCTCCAGAGGAGCGCGCGCAGGCCGAGGCGCTGGTCAAACCCATGCTCGAGCGCTCGGCCGCCGAGAAGGTCGCCTACGACCAGAAGATCATCGACATCGCGCAGCGGACCGGCGCGCTGGGGCAGATGCTCGCGCCGCTGAAGTCCGTCAAGCGCGCGAGCGAGAAACTGGTGATGGAGCCGCGCGCGGCCGACGGGTCGATGGACACGACCGCGCTGAAGGATCTGCTGCGCTCGACCATCGTCGTGAGCAGCTACGCCGACGCGCAGGCGGTGGTCGACGAGATCTACCGCGAGTTCAACGTGATGCCAGGCCGCGTGAAGGACCGCACCGACGCCAAGATCCAGGCGCCCGACGTGACCGGCCGTCGCGGCTTCCTGCCGTCAGGCTACGGCGACGTCTTGATCAACGTGGTGATGCCGAACGGCTCCGTCGCGGAGATCCAGATCAACGTGCCCGAAATGCTGGCCGCCAAGCAGAACGAGGGCCACAAGCTCTACGAGGTGGAGCGCGGCCAGCCGAAGGGATCCCAGGTGCAGCAGGCCGTCGAGGCGGCCCAGTCCGACCTCTACCGAGCCGCAGCTGCGGCCGCTGCCTCGCGGAAGGCTGCTTCGCTGGAGGGCGCGCCTCGCGGCGGGAGCGACCGCGCCTCGCGCAGCTCGCCGGACGAGTCGTCCAGCTTGAAGACCCGCCCGTCAGGGAAGGCCACCCAGTCGTCGCCGGAGAAGTCCGACACGAACCGGCAGCCTTCGGGGAATTTGTCAGGCAGTTTCAATTCAGTATCTCCGACATCCATTGTACCGGATCATGGTTCTTCCGGGTATGCTCAGGGCTCGCTATTCGGGGCCAATGATGACGCAACTGCAGCAGACGATCGAGGCGGCGATGCGCGACAAGGCGCCGAGGATGTACGCGGACCTGAAGGCATCCGGTCGGCTGATGTCGACAATCCGCGATCTGGAGTCGCAGATCAAAGAGCAGGTGACGACAGCGGTGATGGAGCAGCGCCTGCGCGAGGGGTGGGATCGCCTGCCGCTGCTGGAGAACGCAGCGCGGATGAAAGCGGCCGAGAGTATCGCGCGCGAAATCGCTCTCGCCGAGGTGCTGCAGTTCCCGCCGGACGAGACATCAAGCCAAAGTCCGGACGAAACTACCGACTGACCGACGACGACCTCACCTACGAGGGGTCATGGCAGAAGAAGGCCGAGCGCAACGTCGAGGCCGTCGAACTGCTGAAGAAGCTGCAGGCCGAGGGCCGGCAGGCAACCGTTGACGAGCAGCGCGTCCTGGCGAAGTTCATCGGCTGGGGCGCCAGCGAGATCGCCAACAACTTGTTCGGCGACAAGCTGGACAAGGTGCGCAAGCTGGCGGACGCATACGAGCGGGTCAAGGCGGCCATGGCCTCGCTCAAGCGCGACTACTTGCGCAAGGGCGGCACATACCGCGGCGACTACGCCGACGCCGACTACTACACGGCGTTGGACGCGATGCGACTCGCCGGCAAGCCGATGGGCTATCCAGATCGGATCACACTGGCCGACCTGGAGACGATCAAGCCGGAGCCGGTCACGCTGCGCTGGCTGGAACTGCGCGACCGCCTGAAGAAGGCGATGACCCCAGAAGAATGGGCCGAGGCATCTCGCTCGACTCAGTACGCGCACTACACATCGAAAGGCGTGGTGCGTGCGATGTGGGCCGCGGCCGAGCGGTTCGGGTTCAAGGGCGGCATGGTGCTAGAGCCCGGCGCCGGCATCGGCATATTCCCGGGCCTGATGCCAGACGCGCTGGCCGCCAACGTTTCCTATACCGGCATCGAATACGACTCGATCACCGGCGGAATCCTGGCGCAGCTGCAGCCAGACGAACTGATCCGCGTCGAGGGGTACCAGGAAACGAAACTTCCGCGGGACTTCTACGACCTGGCGATCGGCAACCCGCCGTTCTCCGGCACCAAGATTCTGTCGGACCCGGAGTACGCCAAGCATGCGTTCGCGCTGCACGACTACTTCTTTGCGAAGACGATCGACCGCGTGCGGCCGGGTGGCCTGGTGATGTTCGTCACCAGCCGCTACACCATGGACAAGCTCACCGACAAGGCGCGCACCTACATGGCCGCGCGCGCCGGTCTGGTGGGCGCGATCCGCCTGCCGCAGACCGCGTTCAAGCAGAACGCCGGCACCGACGTGGTGACGGATGTGCTGTTCCTGCGCAAGAAGGTACCAGGCGAGACGTTTGCCGGCGCGCAGCCGTGGTCGAAGTCGTTGCCGATGAAGGTAGGCTCGCGCGAGTTCCAGGTGAACGAGTATTTCCACGCTCACCCGGACATGGTGCTGGGCACGCCCAGCGACACCGGGAAGATGCAGAACAACCCGGAGCCGCAGTACACCGTGCTGGCGCCCGAGGGCGACATCGAGGCGCTGTTTGCTGCGGCCGTCGAGCGGATGCCGGCCGACGTGTACCGACCGGCGCGCGGGTCGGCGGCCGAGGCCGCGGTCGTGCGCGAGATCGACTTCAACCCGAAGGCGCAGAAGGAGGGGAACTACTACGTCACCGATGCCGGCGTGCTTATGCAGCGCGAGGAAGGCGTCGGCAAGGCCGTGATCGGCAAGGCGACGAAGTATATCAAACTGCTGAAGGACTTCGTGCCGCTGCGCGATGCGTTGAAGCAGGCGCACTACGACCAGCTAAACGGTGGCGACTGGGAGTCGAGCCTGAAGGCGCTGCAGGCCGCATACAAGGCCTTCACCGACAAGAACGGGGCCGTGAACCAGAGCGTCGCGCGTAACGTGCGCGTGAAGATCGACGAGATCGACGAGAACGGAAACCCGACCGGCCGCAAGGTCGATGACGTGGAGGAGCGCCGCGTCTACCCGTTGCTGCAGAAGCTCAACGACGACCCGGACTGGACGCTCGTTGCCGCGCTGGAGAAGGTCGACGAGGAGACGGGCGCAACGTCACCGTCGCCATTCCTGACCAGCCGCGTGCTCGGCGCGCCGGAGCGCGCGCGGATCGCCACGCCGGCCGACGCGCTGTTGTCCGTGCTGAACGACACCGGCGAGGTCAACATCGACATGATCGCCGAGCGCATCGACATGGAGCCAGAGGCCGTGATCGAGGCGTTGGGGTCGGCCATCTACGAGAACCCCGAGGGTGGGAAGTGGGAGACCGCGGACCAGTATTTGTCGGGCAACGTCAAGCGCAAGCTGCAGGCAGCCGAGGAAGCCGCCAAGGCAGACCGCCGCTACGAACGCAACGTCGATGCCCTGCGCGCCGTGCAGCCGGCGCCGAAGACCCCTGCGCAGATTGACATCAGCCTGGGCATGAACTGGATCCCGGGCAGCGTCTACGAGCAGTTCCTGCAGCGTACCGCCGGCATTCGTGCGCACATCAGCTTCAACGAGGCAACGCGGCAGTGGGTCGTGCAGATGGGAAGCGTGGATGAACGCAACCGAGCTGCGACCGCCGACTGGGGCACTTCGTCGCGCCACGCGGGCGAACTTCTCGAGCACGCGCTGACCGGCCGCCCGGTCAGCGTCATGAAGACCGTTCGAACTGGCAGGGACATCAAGCAGGTGTTCGACGCCGACGCGACCGAGGCCGCAAACGCCAAGCTGGAGGCGCTGAAGGAGGAGTTCAGCAAGTGGGTGTGGTCCGACGCCGAGCGGACAAACCGCCTGGTGCGCATCTACAACGACAAGTTCAACACCACCGTTCCGCGGTCTTTCGACGGCCGGCACCTGACGCTTCCAGGCACATCGAAGGCATTTGCAATCCACGACCACGTAAAGCGCGGCGCCTGGCGCATCGTGCAGTCTGGCAACACCTACCTCGCGCACGCCGTCGGCAGCGGCAAGACGTTCCAGATGGTGATCAGCGCGATGGAGCAGAAACGCCTGGGCATGATCAAGAAGCCAATGGTCGTCGTGCCCAACCACATGCTGCAGCAGTTCGCGCGCGAGTGGCAGGAGCTCTACCCGACGGCTAGGCTGATGGTGGCCGACGAGAATGGGTTCCACACCGACAACCGGCGCCGCTGGGCCGCCCGGGTGGCGCTGTCGAACCTGGATGGCGTGATCATCACGCAATCAGCATTCAAGCTGCTCGATATCGACCCGTCGTTCAAGGCGAAGATCATCGACGAGCAGTTGGACTACCTGCGCGCTTCGCTGGATGAGGCCAAGGGTGAGGAGGATGGCGGCAGCAAGAAGAAGTCTCCCCGGATCAAGCAGATCGAGAAGCAGATCGAGAACCTGGAGGAGAAGCTGAAGAACGCGCTCTCCGGGGTCGGCAAGGACCGCAACGTACGGTTCGACGAACTCGGCGTCGACTTCCTTTACGTGGACGAGGCGCACGCCTACCGCAAGCTTGACTTCGCCACGGCGCGCAAGGTCAAAGGAATCCAGCCGGATGGCAGCGCGCAGGCGCTCGACCTCTACATCAAGGCTCGCTACCTGGAGGAGAAGAGGCCGGGCCGCTCGCTGGTGATGGCGAGCGGTACGCCTGTTACAAACACTCTGGCCGAGCTGTATACCGTGCAGAGGTTCATGGACAGGCAGGCGCTGATCGACCGCGGCATCGAGGACTTCGACTCGTGGGCCGCGATGTTCGGTCGCGAGCGCACCACGCTGGAGTCCAACGCCGCCGGCCGATATGAACCCGTGACGCGCTTCAACAAGTTCGTTAACGTGGCCGAGCTCACGCAGATGTTCCGTCAGTTCGCTGACGTGTTGACGAGCGACAAGTTGTCTGCGCTGTTGGGCAGCTCGCGCCCGAAGGTCGACGGCGGGTCGCGGCGGATCATCGTCACGCCGAAGACGAAGGCCTACGCCGAATACCAGAAGGTGCTGGCGGCGCGCTACGAGGCATCGCGCGCATGGAAGCCGTCGAAGGACGAGCCGAACAACCCGGATCCCGTCATCGCGATCATCGGCGATGGCCGGCTGGCCGCGATCGACATGCGCTTCATCAACCCGAAGGCGCCCAACGATCCTGACTCCAAGCTGAACCGCATGATCGACGACGTGATCGCCGCGTTCAAGACGACGGCGGACATGGAGTACTACGTCAATGACGATACACCGGAGCCGATCAAGGGCGCGACCATGATGGTGTTCTCCGATCTTGGATTTGGCGAGGGCGTATCCGCCAACCGCGGATTCAGCGCGCGCGCCTGGATGGAGAAGCGGCTGCGCGACGCCGGCGTGCCGGCCTCGCAGGTAGCGTTCATGTCCGACTACAAGAAGTCGACGGACAAGCTGAAGCTGTTCCGCGACCTCAACGCCGGCCGCGTGCGCATCCTCGTGGGGTCGTCAAAGAACATGGGAACGGGCGTCAACGCCCAGCAGCGCCTGCTGAACCTGTTCCACCTGGATTCGCCGTGGTTCCCGGCCGACCTCGAGCAGCGCGAGGGCCGCATCATCCGCCAGGGCAACAAGAACAAGGTCGTGCGCATCCACGCCTACGCCGCCAAGGGCAGCTACGACGAGACGATGTGGGGCATGTTGGCGCGCAAGCAGTTCTTCATCGACCAGGCGCTGTCCGGCGACGAGAACCTGCGCGAGATCGAGGACCTGGATTCCGTGAGCCAGTACGACATGGCCGCGGCTCTGGTGGCCGAAGATCCGCGCGTGCTGCAACTGGCCGGGCTGAAGGCAGAGGCCGAGAAACTGCAGCGGTTGTACCGGGCGCACGAGGACCAGCGGCAGGGCTTCCGATCGGAGTTCAGCCGCGCGCTGATGACCGCGGACTTCCTACGCCAGAAACTGCCCGAAGCCGAGGCGCTGGCGGGCAAGGCGCGCGACCTGTCTGGCAACCGCTTCGTGGCCAAGGCCGGGAATAAGACCTTCACCAACCGCACCGAATGGGCCGACGCCCTCAAGGCCGAGGCCGGCAAGCTGGCCGCCAACGTGGCGCCGTCGGCGACGATCGGAGACGTGTCAGGCTTCCCGGTGCGCTACGTGTCGACGAAGACCGAGAGCTCGTACACGTGGCACGTCGAACTGGCCACGCCGGAGCCCGTGATGCTGATCTCCGTCGGCGACGAGAACCCGCTGGGCATGGCCATGCGCGCCGTCAATGCCGTGGCCGACGTGGCGCGCACGCCGGAGCGCCTGCGCGAGAAGATCGCGCAGGCCGAGTCGACCGCCGACGCGCTGCGCCCTCGTCTGGAAACCCCGTTTCCGATGTCGGAGATCCTGGCCGGCAAGCTGCGCGAGGCGGCCGACCTCGAGGCCCAGATCGCCGCGGACTCGAAGGAACGCACGTGGCGCGTGGAGCGCATCGACACCGGCCTGGGCTTCGACGTGCAGGCCAGCAGCGCCGAGCGCGCGATCGAGAAGGCCGTCGCGTCGAACGGCGGCACGCCCGGCGACTGGCGCGCCATCGAAGGCGCCTCGAAGCCGGAGGACAAAGACGGCGCAAGGCTGTCCCGCGGCGCCGGCGGCGGCATGGACTTGGCCGCGCTGCGCGCCGTGCGCGACCGCGTAGTCGAGAAGCTGCCGGGCCTGCCGCCCGTCGTCGTGCTGCCGGACCCGTCGCACGCGCCGGCCGCGCTGCAGTCGATCATCATGCGCCGGGGCGCCTGGGGCGACGTGGAGGGCGCGCTGCACGACGGGAAGATCTACCTGTTCGCGTCCGGCTTGGCCGACGAGGCACGCGCCGAATTCGTGCTGGCCGAGCACGAGGCCGCGCACGCCGGCCTGCGCGGGTTGCTGGGCGCCGGCCTGAATGCAGCCATGCAGGCGCTGCACAACCAGAGCACGGATGTGCGCCGCGCCGCAGCGCCGCTGATCAAGCAGGGGATGACGCTGGCCGAGGCCGTCGAGGAGGTGATCGTCGACATTCCGGCCGCGCGCCTGGCGCGCCTGAAGGGCTGGCGCGCGCTCGTGGGCAAGGTTCGCGACGCGCTGCGCGCGCGCGGCTTCGAGCGCACCGCGAACCTCATCGACCACTGGCTCGCCGGCTACCTGACCGAGCAGCAGCGCGCCGATCTGCTTGTGGCCGACCTCGTGCGCGCCGCCCGCGCCTACGTGGCGCGCAAGCCCGGCCGCGCGCCGGCCGGCACCGCGCTGTCCACCGGCCGGCTGGCCGACGACCTGGCCGCGCAGGAGAAGTGGCTGACGGAGCAGGCGCTGGCCGCTGGCTATGCCTCGATCGAGGACATGCTGGAGAAGGACTACCCGCGCTTCGAGCGCCTGGCCGCGGAGTGGCGCCAGGAGAACCCGGCCGAGGTGATGCTGTCGCGCGCCGCCGCCGGCGGCAACACCGCGCCGGCCACCGCGCCGACCCCGGCCGACCGCGCCGAGGCCATCATCCGCAACGCTGCCCGCGCGCCGAAGCCGATCGACGCGGTTGTGCGCGGGTTTTCCCGCGTGACCGGCATCGAGCGCGCGGCCGCGTCCCTCTACGGCCTCGGCGCGCGCCTGATCGACCGCATCACGCCCGAGCGCGTGAAGGCCGGCTTGGTGTCCGACTACGGCGTGCCAGAGGCCGTGATCGACCAGCGCGCGCAGATGACGGGCAGCCAGCGCGAGCAACTGCGCCAGGCCGGCAAGCTGCTGGAGAAGCTGGCCACCATGACCCGGGCCGAGAGCCGCGTGGCCTACGAATGGATGACCGGCGAGGACACCCGTACCGCCGACGAACTGATGCAGGCGCTGCCGGAGGAGTCGGTCGCCGTGCTGCGCCAGGTGCGCGACATGATCGACGGGCTGTCGAAGGAGGCCGTTCGCCTGGGTCAGCTGGAGCCCGAGGCCTTTGAGCGCCACCGGTTCGCCTATCTGCGCCGCAGCTACTTCAAGCACGAGCACCTGGACGCGCAGGACATGACGGCCAGCGACCGCGCCCGCAAGGAGCGCGTGCTGACGATCCTGGGCGACCAGTACAAGGGCCGCGGCATGGTCGCGAAGGCACCGATGCGCCAGATCCAGAACGTCGCGCCCGAATGGTGGAAGCGCAAACTGGTGGCGGGCAAGGCCGACACCAGCTTGAAGGGCGAGAAGTTCGAGCGGCTGGAGCGCCGCGCGCCCCGCGGCGACGGCACGATGAGCCTGGACGGCATGGGCGAGAACACCCGGCCGGGCAAGCTGCTCGAAGTGCACTACTGGCCGGTGGGCGAGGTCAAGCCCGCGAAGTACGCCGACTGGGAGTCGGCCGGCGCCTGGGAGGTGCGCGACACCAAGGGTGACGACGTGATCCTCTGGCGCGACTTCACGAAGGCTGAGCGCATGAAGATGGGCGAGATCGACGAGGCGCGCTATGCCATCGCCAAGACGCTGCATCGCATGATCCACGACATAGAGGTGGGGCGCTACCTGGAGTGGCTGGCGCATCGGTATGCGAAGAAGCCGGGCGAGGTGATTACCGGCAAGATCGTCGAGGCGTCGGAGCGGTACAGGGACTCCTTCAAGCCAGACGAGTGGGTTCTCGTGCCCGACGCCAAGATCCCGGGCACCAGCGTGCAGAAGTACGGCGCGCTGGCCGGGCGCTACCTGCCCGGTCCGATCTGGAACGACCTGCGCCAAGTGGTGAACGGCCAGTTCAAGCCCCTCGGCGAGACGTACCACCAGATCCTGCGCATGTGGAAGACCGCCAAGACGGCGCTGTCCCCGGGCGTGCATACCAACAACATCATGGCCAACTTCGTGATGGCCGACTGGCACGACGTGTCGGCCGGGCACGTGGCGAAGTCGCTACGCATCATCCTCGGCGCGAGCCAGCGTGACGGCACGGGCGTGCTGGGCCGCGCCGGCAACGCGCTGGCGATCGCCGGTTTGCCGGACGCCGAGGCCGCGCGCGAGATCCTGTCGCGCTATCAGATCAGCGGTGGCGCCATCGGCGGCTGGGTGACGCAGGAAATCGCCAACGAGCAGATGGAGCCCATCGTCGCCGCGCTGCGGGCCGAGTTGGCGGGCACCGCCGCGCAGGCCGCGCCGCAGGAGATCGGCGTGTACGCCGCGCTGCAGCACTTGATGCATCGTCGGTTCCCGCAGGCCTGGGAGGCGTTCAAGGCATCGCGCCCTGCCACCGCGGTGGCCACCGACGGCAAGAACTTGATCGACCTGTACCAGGCCGAGGATGACGTTTTCCGGCTGGCCGCGTGGCTTAAGGCCAAGGAGCAGGGAATGAGCGACGCCGAGGCCGGCAAGGTCGCGCGCCGGTCGTTTTTGGACTACTCGATTAACGCGCCGTGGGTGGCCGCGATGCGCGCGTCCGCGTGGCCGTTCGTGGCCTTCACGTACCGCGCCGTGCCGATGCTGCTGGAGACGGCCGGCAAGAGGCCGCACAAGATCCTGAAGCTCATGGCCATCGCCGGCGTCCTGAACTGGCTTGGAGGTGCTCTTGGCGGAGGCGACGATGAGCGCAAGCTGCTGCCAGAGGAGAAGGCCGGGCGGATCTGGGGATTGGTGCCGAAACTCATCCGCATGCCGTGGAACGACGCCAACGGATCGCCGGTGTACCTGGACATCCGCCGCTGGATACCTGTTGGCGATGTCGTGGACCTCGACGCCGGGCATGCCGCGCTGCCGCTTCCGCCGGCCTTGTACCCGGGCGGCCCGCTGGTGATCCTTGGCGAGATCGCCTTCAACAAGAGCGCGTTCACCGGCAAGCCGATCGTGCTGGAGACCGACACCGGCGCGGAGCAGACAGGGAAGATCATCGACCACCTGTGGAAGGCCTTCATGCCGAACCTGCTGGGCGTGCCGAACACCTACGCCACCGAGGGAGTAGCCGGCGCGATGAGCGGGCGCACCGACGCCTTCGGACGCGAAATGAGCGTGCCGATGGCCATCGCTAGCTCCGTCGGCGTGAAAGTTGGAGCCTACCCCGCCGACGTGCTGCGTCGAAACCTGATGGCGAAGACCCGTGCCGAGGAGATGGAGATCGACAAGCAGATTGCGCAGCTGAAGCGGCAACTGCAGACGAAACAGATAACGGCCGATGAGTTTGCCGATAAGGCCGCCTACCAGCAGGAGAAGAAAGCCAAGCTGTGGGGCAAGGTCGCGGAGAAGATGGGGCCGTAAGGTGGAACTGACCACCCTGCTGCTGTCCGCGTCCACCGGCGTGCTGCTGATGGTGGTGACGGCGGTTGGCCTAGAACTCTATCTGGCACGCCGCGACATGAAGGCCATGTCAGAAGAGCGCCGCGCGCTGGAGTATCAGGTGATGCACCTGGCCGTGAAGCTCGAGGACGAGCGCGAGCGCGCGGCCCGGCGCCGGGAGAGGTTGGTCGATGCCGCGAGACAGGTCGAGGAAATGAAGCGCGCCGTCGAAGACGCGCTGGAACTGATCGCCGCCTACAAGCTCGTCGGCGCCGCGCCGTCGGCGCTGGGCCTGCACGAGTTGCGCGACGGCCTGAGCGACTTCGGCAAACTGATGGCCGCCGATCCGCCAGCGCCGAAGGATCTGGCCTCGCAGTCGGAGTGGGGCAGTTTCAAGTAGGCAGGCGCGTCATGTCGATCCCCGCGCGCAGCCAGTCGCAGCCGAACTTGGCGTCGAGTGCCGCGCGCTGCGACGCCGACAGCTTGACGGTGTAGGCCGTCGTCTCCTAGCCGGTCTTGACGGCAGGGCGGCCTGCGCCGTGTCAGCGGCCGCCGCGTGGCTTGGTGGGGTTCGTCATGGGTTAATTCTGGATCACGCCTGCTCGGTCAGGATGCGCCACGCTGTTGCCATGCACTCCGGTACTTGTCCGTTGCCGAGGCATTTAAGTCGGTCCACCCGAGCGGCCACCCCATAAGCCACTCGACCCACACCGGGTTCAACGCTCCACCAACCGCGTTCGGCAGTTGCTCCCCCTTGGCGCCGCCCCCACGCTCCGCGTATGCCTTCGCGTTCGGGTGGCGGAAGTCGCGGGCCGCTGGGGTTGGCCACATCTCGCGCAACGCCGTCGGCATTGGCGACTTCACGCGCCCCGTTCCAGCATCCCCCCGCACGAAGTCCGTCAGGCTCACACCGTGGTGCGCGCGGCTGCTGGCCGTGTTCCTGCTGCCACTCGACTTCGCGTCCGAGGCCGTCGGCGTTGGCACGCCCGACAAGCCAGAAGCGCTTGCGGATGTGCGGCGCTCCAACGTCGGAAGCTCCCAGCACAGTCCACCGGCAGTCATACCCGAGCGCGGCCAAATCACCGAGCACTCGTCCGAGCCCCCGAGTAAGGATTGCTGGGCTGTTCTCCACGAAGACGAAGCGGGGTCGAACCTCGCCAATGATGCGCGCCATGTCGCGCCAGAGGCCGGACCGGTCTCCGTCAATGCCGGCGCCGGACCCGGCGACGCTGATGTCCTGGCATGGGAATCCTCCAGACACCACGTCAACACGGCCTCTCCATAGACGTCCGTCAAAGGTACGAACGTCATCCCAAATCGGGAAAGGCGGGAGCAGGCCGTCGTTCTGCCGGGCCACGAGAACCCCGCAGGCGTATGGGTCGATATCGACGGCGCAGACGGTGCGC